GCCTTGCTCGCGAGCGAGGTTGACGATGTGTGCCCAATACCAGGGGGGAATCCCCCGGATTTTCCAATGACAGACCCGGTTTTCACTTACGCCTAGGGCAGGTGCCACCTTCTTGTGGCCGCCGAGGGCTTCGATGATCGCCTTGTGGTCCATGCCACAAGCGTATGCCATTTTGGCTTGTCGTTAGCAAGGGGGAATTGTGCCTAGGGTATATTGTCCGCAGTCGCTTTGCCTCAGGGTCGATCAATGACCGAGACCGAAGGGAGCCTGCTCGCGCTAGCGGTGGGCGAGAGACTGCGTTGGGTTAGGCTTTTAAGCGACTACACGCAGGAAGAAATCGCCACCTCGACCGGTGGGCAAGGACGCTGGTCGAGGTGGGAACGGGGTATCCGCGTGATCCCCGTTAAGGAGGCGCTAGAATTCTGCCGCCGGATGCAGGTTTCGATGGACTATATATATAGAGGACATCTGACCGGTGTGCATCCGGAGCTAGCTGAGCGACTTTACGCTCTATATCCAGATAAACTGCGCTTACCGCCGCCGTTTACCGGATGGATTCCCCACGGGCACTGATTGTCGCCGGCGGGCTTAGCGCTAAGACCCATTTGCACACATCAGGACAGGGGCATGGGCCAGCCTTAAAGCACGGGCTCCATGCGCCCCACGGATAGCTATCACCGTCGTGTGATACGGCACCATTTTTTATGCCCAAATGGCTTTTCATGCCATTTTGGCCTTGACGCTCTAAGCCATTTTGGCATAGGTTACCCCCATCAACCAGGGGGTCGCCATCGTGTTCAGCTTCGGCAGACGTTTCCAACTTTGCAATCCTCATTTTTGTCAATCGGTAGTTCTACTCGGCGGGCAATCAAAAGCCGGGTATCCTTGGCATTGTGACCAGGCGATTACAAACGGCGATTTAAGTGCGGCACTTACCGGTAAGTTAGATCAGCTACCGGGAGGCAATGGAATCAATGGCAAGCCAACACATCGCCCATCCATTACAAATAAATTCAGTGGATTTATCCGATATGCCTCCAAAATATTCGGGTTCGCCGCACCTTCCGTCCTTGCGCAAGGGTCAACTGATTTCGCGCGCCGAGGACACATACATCATGCTGGACCAGTTGGAGCGCGGCCTGCACGATCTGATGACGCGCTGGTCGGATGGTATCCCTCCGGAAGTGCGTGGCGAGCTGATGGACCTGTACCGGCCGCTCCTGCACCGAATGATCGAGCTAGGGCTGCGTCCGCTTCCTCGCTGAACCTCGGGGCCTTTATGGACGTCGGCGACCGCTCGCTCGAGCAGCGGGTGCTTGTGTGGAAGATGGGCTTTCCGTTCGGCCGCGAGGAAGCCGCGGCGCGGTATATCGCATCGATCCGGGCGGGGGTGGCGTGATGGCACTCTCAGTCACCAGCCTGACCCTAGTGGCCGACCATACAATTCCGATGACCGAAGTGTGGGTGCATCCGGATATGGTAGCTCAATTTCGGGCGGCGTTCCTTGAGGCCGATTTGCTCCGAAGCCTCGACCCGACCACTCGGGTCTGCGCCGTGGTGGTGCATCCGTTTACTTCGATGGGGGATGAAGAAGAATTTCGGCCGCTGCATCCTTCTTGTCGGACACCCAGATTTTGCGTGAGCAAAGGACGTTGCATGCAGGATCCAACGTGTACCCAGATTGAGGAGAAAGCGGCATTACCGCCGCCTTATCCCTTCTGCCGGAGACCAAAGCAGTGCGCCGGCAAGGGATACTGCCGCAATGACCCGGCGTGTAATAACTGAGGAGCAAGCGCCATGACCACCACCATCGCCCCGCTATCCTACGACGACCTGATCGCCCGCGCGACCGACATCCAATCGTCAGACCGCAACCTTGAGTTCACCGCCAACACCACCCAGGCCGCGGCCCAGGCCATAGCTGCACGGGCGGTCACCGCGGCGATTGATCTATGGGCGGACGAAACCGGCGAGCCGCACACGGCGGTTCCCCACGCGATGAAAGCTACCGCGCTGGTGCGGGTGGTCGAACTCGGCTGGGAGGCATGGGAGCGTGAGAACCAGACTGATCTGTTTGATGTCTGGTCGGGAAACGTGATTGGCGAAGCGCGGCGGGATTTGGGGTGAGTGCGATGGATCCGTGGATCGCTATGTTATCCGGCATTGCGACCGGACTTGTAATAGCAATTTTATATCACCTTCCGCGCCACGACCGAAGAGTTCTGATGCTAGGAATTATTCTCATGGCAATTCCAATGTTTGGAATGGTGTGGGTTAGTTTCCACTATCAGGGCCAATGATATGGACAATTTCCTGCGTAACATAATTGCTGCCGCTGTCTTCACCGTCGTCCTATTGCCGCTGGGGTATCTAATACTCGGAACCTTCGATTGGCAAATAATGGCATTCAGCGGAGCGGTGTTGTTTGCTTTTGTTTTAGGGCAGGCCGTTAAGGATTTACTCTGAGGGATGGGAACCATGACCAAAGAAAACCCAGACCAAATTAGTGCGCGGATATTATGCCCTAATTGTCTGTTAAACGGCATATATCGTTGGTATGATCAATGCTCCCTAATCGTCAAATTGGTGCCGATAATAGAGGGAAAAGATACATGACCAAACATAGCTGGCACGAGGACTATACCAAGAACTGGGATAATCCGACGCATGAGATGGACCGCGATGATGGGGTCCTGCAGGAATGGCACGCGCCAAAAGTGTCTGGTGTCGTCTGGCTTCAACTGACGGAAGTCCAGGTGACGGACGCGGTGCTACTGGACACCGGGAGTGCGCCGGCAACGCGTCTCCAAACATGGCTTCCGGTAGTCCTCGGCGGAGCTGCGTTCCTGGTTTATTGCTTCGGACTGTGGTGGTTTTCGAAATGACCACGCTTAGTCAATTTCAACTGGATGAGGAGTCATGGTCGCTGGAGGAAGACGACGGCGAGTTGACCATACATCACGTTGCTTACGATTTCGCACCGCGGAAGGTCATCCCGATTACGCTGGCGATGCTGGAGATGATGGCAAGACGGGCGCGAAGTCTAGTACATTAGGAGAGATACAACATGCCGGATGGAACAACGAAGGCGCGGCGGTCCAAATTGCTGGCTGTGGCGCCGGACACAGTCGAACCAAAGAAGCCTAAAGTGCTTGTGTTCGGGCCTCCAGGCGTAGGTAAGACCTGGGCCAGCTTAGACTTTCCATCAGTGTATTACGTAGACACCGAAGGCGGCGCCGACTTGGATCATTATAGAGCCAAGCTGCGCAATTCAGGTGGCGCTTATCTCGGGCCAGACCAAGGCAGTCTGGATTTCGACGTAGTGATTTCACAGATCCAGGCGCTGGCCACCGAGCAGCATCAGTATCGCACGGTGGTGATCGACAGCATTTCCAAACTATGGAATGTCGCGCTATCGGATGAGCAGGAGTCGCTTGGCGCCAAGGATGCATTTGGCGCTTACAAAAAAGCACCCACCCGTAAGTTTCATTCGCTGGTTAAATGGACCAGTAGGTTGGACATGAATGCAATATTCATCGCTCATCAGAAAGACCTATGGGGTCTAGACGATAAAGGCCAGCGTGTCATGGTTGGATATACCTATGATGCGCAAGAAAAGCTTGAATATGACCTGCATCTTGTCTTGCGCATTGCAAAGGTTGGTGCTAGTCGTTATGCCTACATAGGCAAGTCGCGTCTTCAAGGCTTCCCAGAAAACGACAACTTTGACTGGTCATACCGTGAGTTCGCTTCTCGATATGGTCGAGATGTGATTGAGAAAGCGTCAGCACCGCTCGTCCTGGCCACGTCGGCGCAAATCGACGAGTTAAACAAGCTTTTGGCGGTTGTGAAAATGCCGGACGACTGGCAGGCGAAAATCTTCAAGGCTGCGAGCATCGATGGCTGGAAAGAGATGGACGCCGACAAGATGGAATCTTGTATCGAGATGCTCAAGGCTAGGATTAGTTCTTAATTCAGGAGAATAATATGCGTGTAACACCAGTAACCAAGGAAGTCGCAGACGCTGGCGGAATGGGAGAGCCGTTCAAAGCAGGCGATTATGATTTCATCATCTCTACCGCAGAAGAGACCCTAAGCAAGACCGGCAATGAAATGCTGAAACTACAGCTTCATGTGTTCAACCGGGACGGCGACAAAAGAATCGTGTTCGATTACATTCTGTCAAGCGAAAGCGCGCAATGGAAGGCGCGACACATGATGGAATCGATCGGAATGGCACGGCGGTATGATCAGGGCGTAATAGAGCCGCGCGAGATCGAGGGGAAGCCGGGGCGCTGCAAGCTCAACTTTGTCCCGGCCGGTCAGTATCCGGCGAAGAACTCGGTTGCCGATTATCTGGGGCCGAAGGGCGGCGAACTGTCTGAGGCATCAAAGCGCATCCGTCAGCCGGCCGCGGCGCCGGCTGGTAGCCGTGACCTGGACGACGAGATTCCCTTTTAATAGCGAGATAGCAACGATGCCCCATGCCCTACCAAAAGACACTCGCGATAAGATCCTGACAAAAGCGATTGCTTGGTTCCAGCCAATAGAGCGCGAAATGGAGCTCATGAAGTGGACGCCTGAGCAGCGGGAGTACATGTGGGGGTCGATAGTAAGCTTTGCGCTCGATCGTCAAATCAAGGCGCAAGGGAGATCAGGCAGCCCGGAGAGCGGCCGGGGGCCTGCTGGGGCCGGACTGGACGTAGGAAGCGGCGACTCAGAACTTCAGCGATCCAGTCCGGCTGACCGGGAGACATAAAGGTGGCGGTTCGAAATCTCAAGGACGAACGGTTCGGGCTTTTAGTCGTCAAAGAGCGTGACGGCTCCGACAAAAGTGGCCGCGCGTTATGGCTCTGCCAATGCGACTGCGGAAAAACTGCCCGCCGCACGGTTAGAGTTCTTGTAAGAGGAGTGTCAAAATCGTGCGGGTGTCTGCATAGGCAGTACAATCAGCCGATTGTTAAGATGGTCGGCGAGGAGTTCGGTCGGCTCGTGGTCAAGGAGTTCGCCGGCCGTAGAAGTCCAGGCGAATTACTCTGGAGATGTGAATGTAAGTGTGGCGGCGAGAAAATAGCGACCCGCCACAGCTTATACCAGGGCTATACACAGTCATGCGGATGTCTGTTGAAGGAAGTCAGTCGTAAGACATTAGCTGAAAATCGCCACCTTGGCGGACCTAAGCGGCGTCCGCGCAAGTCTGAGCCACCCGATTTGCCACCGGCGCCGCCGAAGGAAAAGCGCAAGTGGGGTGAGGATTTGAGGGATTACAAGGTTAGTTCCTGGTCCCACGAGCGAGCGCTGGCCGCTGCCGGGATTTCGTTCGCATGAGCGCAAATATTATGACCATGCTGGCATTGCTCACGGTCGCCCTCGCCGCCTGCACGCCAGTACCCCAGAGGGCAACTATCGCACCAGCATGCTCGCTCTATGCGCCAGGCTGCCTGCAGGCATATCAGCCACGGGAGATTTATCCGGTGGTTGATGAGCGCGTGCTGGCGGACCATGCGCTTTGTCGGGCGGTGCCGCCGCAATGACCTATCGGCCGCTGTGTGACGTCTGGTTGCTCACCCGCTGTAAATACAAAGGCGGCGTGAAGAGGTTTGGCGGATATTTGGGAGGATTTCCGGAGCGGGCGCGGGTCATGCTGGGTGCGACGATCACCGAACCGGTCCTGCACGTCTGTGGTGGCCTTGCGCGGGCATACCCGTACAAAGGCGGCTTCGGCGAGAATGACAAGACGCTCGACCTGGATCCGAATACGCATCCCGACTTCCTGGCCGATGCGCGCCATTCCTACCCGGCCGGCTTCAAGGCAATCTTAGCTGATCCCCCATACAGTGAGGACGATGCCAAACACTATTGGCCTGGGGCAGATAAATATCCGCTGCCGAATACAATTTTGAGGCGCGCGTTCGAAGCGCTGCCGATCGGGGGGCGAGTAGGGATCATCCATTACATCGTCCCGTCTCCGCCAAAGCCAAGCCGATTCGTCGCAGTGGTCGGGATTGTCTCGGGATTTAATAACCGGGGCCGGATGTTTTCGGTGTTCGAGAAGACGCAATGAGTGAACATAACAAACCGCCCCCGATGTCCAGCCTCCGTGATTGGCAGGTCGGAATGACCCCAGACGGGTTGAATGAGGTCAGGCTTGTGCTGGCTGATAAGGATGAGGCCAGATTGTGGGCGATTTGGTTGGTTGGAAATATGTCGAATGATCTCTGAGCCCCGCTGGCTGGACGCCGAGGCCGCCGCGGATTATCTCTCGCTGCGGGTTGACGCGTTCACCCGCGCAGTCGGCGCCGGCCGCGTTCCAGCGCCGTCTCGCCATCTTGGGCCGCGCACGCCGCGCTGGGATCGGCAGGAGCTTGATGCAATGATGTCCGGCGGTAGAGTCAGCACGGATGTGGGGAGCGCGCTAGATGCCATGGCAGAAGAAGCGGCACGCGGCCGAAAGGGTCGTCAGGCACAAGCTGAAGGACGGTAGCGTAAAGGAATATCGCTACAAGATTGATGATAAGAAGCCGGCCCCAAGGCAGCAGGACAGAGATACCTTGGGCGGACTGATCAAGGCATATCAGGCGTCGCCGGAGTGGCGGGCGCTGGCCGGGTCGAGCCAGGTATTCTACTCAACCTATCTGCGCTGTCTTCGCCCCATGGCGCACCTTGAATTGCCAGTGGTCACCCGACGCACGATTATCGCGGCGCGCAACTTAATCGCCGAGGGTCGCGGGAACGGAGCGGCGCAGAACTTCGTGCAGGCGGTGGGCGCGATGTTTGCGTGGGCGGTCGACCAGGACTGGTTAGATCTCAGTCCGGTCAACAAGATTAAGCGACTGCCGCATGGGCACATCCCGGCGTGGACGCCGGACGAAGCGGCTCGAGCAATGGCACTGCCGGAGCCTTACCGCCGGGTGGTGGTGCTGGCGCTCTACACCGGCCAGCGCCGAGGTGATCTCTGTGCCATGGGCTGGAGTGCCTACGATGGAACGAGCATCCGGCTGGTGCAACAGAAAACGCGCCGGCCGATGGTGATACCGGTCCATCCGGATCTGAAGGTGGAGCTCGACCAGTGGGAGCGGATTGCCACAACGATCCTCACCAATCCTGCCGGTCGCCCGTGGAACCTAATGGTGCTCTCCGGGAAGCTTCCCGGCAAAATCCAGGCGCTGGGATTGCGTAAGGGATTGAACGTGCATGGGTTGCGGAAGTTGGCGGCGGCCAATCTGGCCGAGGCTGGGTGCTCGACGCTGGAGATCGCGGCCATCACGGGCCATGCGAGCCTGGGAATGGTCCAGCTTTACACCAAGAGTGCAGATCAGGAGCGTATGGCTACTGCCGCGATCGTGCGGCTGACGGGAAGGAAAACAAGATGAGTCACGATTTTGAAGCAGATTTAGAACGCGCTACAGACCCAGAAGAAATCAAGCGCCTAAAGACGATCATAGCAGACCAAAACGCTAAGGCAATCGGCATGCCGCGTATGGTGGCCATCCTGAAAAGTCTCGGGATTAGCATGCTTGTGGACGCATGTGGGTGTTGCTCGGGACCCTACGTGGAGTTCACTTATAATGGCGAATCTATCGTTGAAACAGATTATGCCAATTTCAATACCGAGACGGCTCCGGAAACTTGGAATACGGGAACGTGCGGCTGACAGGGAGGAAGAAATAAGATGGACTTAGACGCAACGCTCGAGGGATTGGCTTTTTTGCTATGCGGAGATTATAAAATAGCATCAGATGGAAATCTGCGATGGCATAAAGCATCGCCAACAATTTTTGACGGCTTTGAGCTGCTTTCGGCGTTGGACGATGATGAGTTTGTACTTCTAGGCGATAATGTTCTTGATCAGCCAGTCTGGCCTATGGACATCTGCGTCGGATCACCAATGCCCAACGGCTTAAAAGAGGGATGGGACGAAGGCACGTGGCAATTTAGACGCCTAAAGACACTCAACCCAAAAGAATGGCGGGGCCGATTGCTGAAAATGACGCCAAAAATGGTTGATGCATATTTTTTGACCACTACGGCGGCTGGAGAATCTGTCTCAGCGAGGATTGCCTATGGATTGGCAAAAGACGGTGCGTTCGAGTTACCAACTCAGCATTTAGGTTCCTCTATATATTCAGGTGGTATTAAGGTAGTTCCGTTCGGCAGCGACCCTAGGGCGAGTGATATTGAAACCAGCCGCGCCAATTTTTTATTGAGGAGTGCTGGCGGCTTCTCTCTGCGTCGTCGATATCTTTGGAGCGTCCTCATTGGCGAAGGCATTGGTCCGAGAGCTCGGTTTGTCACTGACCCAGTTGGTATCAAAGAGGTATTTCGCCTTCGCGATATTCCGCCAGGAGCAGCTAGACGAAAGGCTCTTCTGCACTGGGTGAGGGCACATTGGCGCAAGCGCCGGAGCATTACCCCAGATGACCGTTCTTGGATACGCCAACACCTAAGCGGTCAGTGGTCCTATGTCTGGAACGGGTTACGCTGCCAAATTGAGCCATCCGTCGATGACCTGGGACTTTTGACCAAAACAGCAACATACAAAAGTTTACAAATCGCCGCCAATGGCAAAAAACACCAACAAAATCAATGATTTACAGACAGGTAACAGATGAAGTGCTTTAGTATAACGCTCTGAAATATATATGAATCCTCCCGCAAGGCGGCCTAGGATATAGCTTAGTTATCCATCTCATACCGGCCTAAGCCGAGTGAAGCGTTCGGCATTTAGGCAGCCAATAATCTCAACATGATGAACGCCCGTCTTCACGTTCTCTAAGATCGTGGCTGGCTTAGTGATATAGCCGACGACCATCCACAATTCGCCATTGTCGTCCTGATAGACCTCTCTGGGATACGAGATTTCATCGGGCACCGGCTCAAGAGGCATTTTCAAGTTCCGTTTTGTACTTACTTTCTAAGCGCTTCAACTCTGGTGCGCGTGTTCCATTTTTTGCCGTCCTTACCGAAGGACCAGACATTCGATACTTCGCGCAGCTCAGGCATGACCTCTTGGTCATCTGCTATGGCTACTCGGATAGCTGCACGGAGCTTGCGATTAGCATGCTGCTTGTCCCACTTCTCACTATCGCAGGTTGTTATGCCGGTAATGGGCACCTTCTTGCGTGAGCGGCTCATCACAGCCTCCGTTTCATATGCGGTCAGCGGGTGGGGGCGGCCCGACCGTCGCCGGGAATGGAGCAACCCTATCCGCGATTGCCCCTCGCGCCCCCGTTGTCCGTTTTGTGTTAGGCCCGCAGTCCGAAGGAATTGGCGCCAGTTTTTATCCATCCATCGATACCGCCGCTGCCTGGGTAATTGTCGTTGAATACCCACACTCCAGCTTGATCCATCAGGCTAATCATATCCTCCTGCGAGACATCAACATCGGCCTCGTAAGGCGTGCCCAAGGGCCTAGAGTAATCGTCAGGAGCATCCGCCGGCGTTTTTGCCCAGTAGGCTTGAATGAACTTCCGCCTGTCATCCTCGGTAAGGTGGATCGAGTAGCCATCTGGACGGCTGCCCCAACCTCGCTCCCTTTCCTCCCATTTCTGCACTATCACCGTGGTCATGGGGTGTTTTCTCTCCGTCCGTTTTTGTTTAATCGACATGGGTGATGACGCCGACGCTCTACGATGCTGTGCACAGCATTGCGCGGTTTGTGCGCTGCACAAGACGAGACATGCCGTCGCAGCGGTCTCAGAATACGATGCATTAAGCGCCATCACCAATATCGACTTCCGTTTTGTATGCGATTTTCGTTGCTACTTCTTCAACCCCATTACGACGTAGCCGGGTTCGATCCCAAGCTGACCGCCGGTTAGGATGTAGATGATCCGCCGCTCCAGCACGAATGGACGATTGCCGCCATCCCGGTCTTCAACCCATCCCGTGTGGTGCTTCTTCAGGCGCACCAGCTCCAGCACGTCACCCTTCTGGAAGCCGCGATCATCGCGGCGCACCTCGAACGTCTTATCGCCTTCGGAAATCGCATTCCAATAGTCCGGCAGTGTCTTTAAGCGATGCGTTCGTGCAGCAGCCATGTTCAAAAACTTCCGTTTAGTGACGTCTAATCGTTGCGCTTTTGACAAGCGTCATTGACCATCCGTGAGAGCACAGCCGCGTAGTCTTTGGCGGCCTGAAATGTTTCGAATTCAAGCGTCGTGAAACACAAAGCTTCTCCAACCCCAACATTCACGTATGGGGTGCCTTCTTCGGCATATTTAGACCTATCGAGCGT